CGCCAAATGAAGTTCCTGACTGGCCAGTTCCACCACTTAAAGACAATCCACGAGTTTGTCCTAGCAAGAAGAATACACCAACACCATCTGCAGAACCATTGTTTGTTTCAACAATCATCTTGATGTTAGGATTCTTTGCAAGGACTCTTACCTTGTTACGGGTAGCAGATTGCAATTTGTGGAATGGCGCGTTAACGGTTTGTTCGTAAAAAATAGTTCCGTTTTCTACGTTTGAAGTGATAGCCTCGGTGAAGTCACCTGTTTGGCGAGTCAATTCAAATTTGTAGAAAGTACCTGAACCAGTAATTGAATTAATCAAACCAGTCGTGCCACCTGTCGAACTAATAGAGCCAGACAAGATATAGATGTTTTTTAGACCACCGGTATTGTCACGGCAGCCAAGGGTAAACCCTGAAGTAATATCACAACTTGACATATCTTATCTCCTTTATTATATTCAACAATTAATTAAGCTAAATCGTTAGAAACCCAAAATTCGGGATATGCAATATTCACACCCAATTTGGTAACTACGCGGTGCTTCAACTTGTCGTCATTGATGTCGTACCAAAGTTGGAAATCAGAGAAGTCTGATAACAAGTCAGTACCAACAACGATGTGCTTAGCAGGACCGAAAACGATGCGGTTAGAAGAACCAAGACCTACAACACCAACAACTTTTACGTTAGGGTTGAATGGGTGCATCATTTCTAACAAGTTGATTCTGTTAGTAACGGCAGCTGGGTCGAAATGGTAGTTGTTTTGGTTACGCAACCAAACGATGTACTTACGGAAGTTAGGAATTGACATGAATACAGTCAAGTCTTCACGGTCAGCGATGTCAGAGTTAGACAATTCGATAAGTGAATCGATTTGGTTACCGATGTTAGCAGTTGTAGGAGTAGCGAAAGCTGAACCTGATACAACAACACCTGAAGTAGAACCAGAGATGATAGTCTTCAAACCATTAACACAGTCACCACCACCAGTAGTAGCAGTCCAGATGAAAGTATCGTTAGCTTTTTGGAAACCTTTAACGATTTGGTCAGTATATTCAGTAACAAGAGTGAAAGTCTCGTTGTATTCACCAGCAGGTTGCAATACACCGATGTACTTTTTGTCAAGGTCACGAAGACACAAACCATCGTGGCTTGAACGTTGACATACTTGGATGTCACGTTGTGCCATAGAAGCAGTACCAGCCATAGAAGTTACACATCCGTATGCGTCAACGATGTTAAGGTCAACTTCGAATAAGTTAATTGGTTCTTTGTACTTTACGCCCTCTTTAACGGTAACGTATTCAATGGTAGAACCACCCATGATAGATTTTACGATTAATTCGCCAGCTGTTTCGTTATTGAAATCAGACAAGGCAGCAACACTAAATGCCATAATATTTTATCCTTTTTTAGATTGTTTTTTGAACTTAATCAATTCAGCCATTCTTGCGTCAAGAGCTGAAGTTGATTCTTTTGTTGTACTTGTAGAAGCAACAGTTTTGCCAGCAGCAGGAGCAGCAGCGAAAGTATTGAATTTAGCTTCTAATTCAGCCATCTTCTCTTTCAACTTCATTTCCATTTCACCAACTAACTCTTTAACTACTTCAGCGATGGCTTCTACAACCGCTTCAGTTTCGGGCATTGCTGTAGTTTCTTCTTCAACAACTACCTCTTCCTCTGCAGCAGCAACTTCAACAACTTCTTCAGCTGCAGGTGCTTCTTCTACTACTGTTTCCATGATAGATTCAATCAAACCATCTTTAACAACTACAGACACACCTGTTTCAAGTGCGTGTTCGCCATCCGGAGCTGGAATGTTACCATCTGGAGTTACAACAAATAGAGGAGTACCAGCGGCAAGTTCACCTTCGTAAGTCAATACGATTGAACCATCAGCTGTTTTTACTTCTGCAAAGGACATTTCTACTTGGGGAGCTTCAACAAGGTTGAAGTGTTTCTTCACAAGTTCTTTAATTTTTAAATTCATAAAGATTTCCTTTTATTGTTTAACATTTGAATTAAAACACCCCAAACTCCTTAAAATATCCCACGAGATAAATTCTACAGGCAGAATGCGTTGTGTTTTCCACTCTAATTAATAAGTATGGAG